GCTGGTGCGAGCGTGGTGGTCGATGGTGCGGCCCGCTGGTGCGAGCGTGGTGGTCGATGGTGCGGCCCGCTGGTGCGAGCGTGGTGGTCGATGGTGCGGCCCGCTGGTGCGAGCGTGGTGGTCGATGGTGCGGCCCGCTGGTGCGAGCGTGGTGGTCGATGCTGCGGCCCGCAATTGCAAGCGGCCCGCACACTCTCGCGAGCAGTGCGGGCCGCTTCGTGCGGGCGCGAGCGAACTAGGCTAGTTCGACAGTCGCGACACCGTCGCGAACGTGTTCGTCCACGAACCACCTAGCACCAGCGGGGAACGATTTGATGAAACCCATAGACTTCGCCCGCTCGCGAAGCTTCTGGCCGCTCTTCGCACGGAGCGCGACCACCACGCCGCGCCCGTCGAATTCGGGGGTTCGCAAATCGTGGACATCACCATCGACGGTTTCGACCGTGAAGGATTCCCCCGTGGTGCGCGACACGAAGCGAACACTGGCAGGAACCACCCCGAAACGGTGGAGCGGCCCGAAGTAGTGGCTATCAAACACCACCACCATATTGACGCCCGCCGCATTCAATTCGCGAGCGGTCGCGAACGTGGTTCGCTCCGAAACGGAATAGGAAACGTGGTAGTTCGCGGGCAACTCGCCGCGACCATAGGCCGCAGCTTTCGCGTAGTCTTTCGTGTAATCGTAGAACGTAATCGCGGGGTGTTCGGTCACTGCTTCGTGAGGATGATCGATGTCGCTCGCGACATTCAACCGACAGAATGCCCGCACACCATCGCGGGCCGCTTTGCGCGCGAGCGCGGCCAGTTCACGCGAGAGGCGAGCGTAGAACGTGGTCGGATCGTAGAACCACAACCGCGTCCGTTTCGTGGCCGCTTCCCGCACCGTGCGCGTAACGGTGCGGCCCGCGAACCACAGCACACATACCAGAATGCAGGCAGCGGTTGCGTGGGGACAGACGTTGACGATGCCCGAACGTTTCGATGGTGCGAGCGTAACGCCCGCATTGATCACCCGCTGGCCGTTGGGAAGTTTGCGGAGTTTCGTGTTGTCGGAAAGGATGGAGCGAACGGAGCGATTGATAGCAGCGGTGTCGATGGTGGTAGTCATTTTCTGTAGCCTTTCGTGGTGGTGGTGGTGGTTCAATTGATACGGGTGACAGTGTACATCGAATCCGAATTGTCGAAAGTATCACCAGCGTCGGAAGAGTCTAGCCATTCCCCGAAGGATTGGTTTTCCACTTCGTTGCCAGCGTAGTCGGTATCGGTTCCCTCTTCGCGGTAGTCGCGCTCTTCGTTCGTGATGTCGGTATACCGCCACTCTGCACACCACCCGCGACCGCTTTCATCGCGAACGAAGAAACGCGGCTCTTCGGTTTCGATGAACGTGGTCGCGCCCTGCGCGGTCGCCTCTTCGCGAGTCGATACGATATCGACCACCTTTCGATCCGCCCACAGTTCAAACCATTCCGCACCATCCCTCCACACTTGAACCGCTTTCATATCGTCACCCTTTCGCTCTAGTGGTCGCGGGCCGCGCGGCCCGCACGAACACAAACATAGTATCGGCACACTGCTGGGTCAAGTGTACCGAATGTTTTCCGCGTTTCGTGGTGGTTCGTGCGGCCACTAGACACTTAGGAAACGCGAATGCGCGCGGTCGCGGGCCGCGCACGGTGGTGCGGACGCGCCGCAGCATCGACCCCCAGATGGGGGGGCCCCCGTTGTGGGGGATTCGAGGACAGACCGCATGTCCCTAGGGGCGTGCGCCCCGGAGAGCGTACCCTTTTTGCTGGCCTGCCGGTTTGGCGGAAACGCTGACAGTCCGACTCCCTTGCGGCCCCCTTGCCTGCACAGTGATACTACTGTGGATGGTACGCGGCCCTGCACCACTACCGAAGCACCAACTCAAGCTGCGAGGCTCTGAGGAGGCCAACTCCCGCGAGGAGCTTGGCACGCCGCTGAATGCCCTCCCCTCGCCGCCCGAGTGGCTTCGGCCCGCGGCGAAGGAGATGTTCAGCCTGGTCTGCGGCTACACGCAGCGGATGGGCACGCTGGCCGAGAGTGACGTCGAGGTCATCGCCCGCTACTCGATCATCTGGGAGCGGTGGCGCGAGGCCGAGATGCAACTCGCCAAGGAAGGCTGCGGCTACGTCGAAGTCACCGCCCCCGACGGCTCGCTGCGGTTCAGCCGGCCGAACAAGTGGCAGTCGCAGAGCAACCACTGCCACGAGCAGCTCCGGCAACTGGAAACCGTCCTCGGCCTCACCCCGGCCGACCGCACCCGCCTGGGCTACGGCGCCGTGAAGGTCGTGGACGACCCCACCGACAAGTATTTTGGAAAGCAAGCCTGACATCTGCGAGTTCGCGTCGTGGCTGCGGCACAGCGAAGGGAGATTCGCAGGGAAGCCGTTCACCCTCCAGCCGTGGCAGGAGGACTATCTTCGCGCCCTCTACGGGACGAAGCGGCCTGACGGCCGGCGGCAGTACCAGCGATCCCTCCTGGCGGTGCCGCGGAAGGCTGGCAAGACCGCGACCTGCGCCCTGATCGGCGCCTACGAGGGCTTCTTCGGCGACGACGGCGGCCAGATTCTCATCGCGGCCGGCGATCGCAAGCAGGCCAGCCTCCTGTTCACGGCGGCCTCGAGGTTCATCGAGTCCTGCCCCGGCCTGCAACGGCGGTCGAAGATATTCAAGGGGTCGATCGTCATCCCCAGTAAGAATTCCACCATCCAATTTCTTTCCAGCGAGCACAAGGGCAAGCACGGCTTCAATCCGAGTGTCGTCGTGGTGGACGAGTATCATGTGCAGCCCAACCGGGATTTGGTCGATGTGCTCGAGAGCGGTATGGGCATGCGGGACGAGCCGCTGGTCATCTATGTGACCACGGCCGGCATGGATCGCATCGGGCCGTGCTACGAAGAGTGGCAGCGGGCGATGAAGGTTCGCGACGGGATCATCAAAGACCCCACCTTCCTGCCCTGCATCTTCGCGGCCGACGAGGACGACGACATCTTCGCGGAGGCCACCTGGAAGAAGGCCAACCCGAACTACGGCATCACCGTCCGCAAGGAGTTCATGGAGCGCGAGGCGATGCTGGCCCGCGAGAGCGTCGCGGAGGAGATCAAGTTTCGGACGCTGTACCTGAACCAGTGGGTGAGCAACGGGGCCAATCGCTTCTTCCGCACCGGCCAGTGGGAGGCGTGCAACGCGCCGCTGCGGCCGACCGACGGCCGGCCGTGCTGGTGCGGCCTCGACTTGTCGAGCACCAGCGACACGACGGCGTTCTGCGCGGTTTGGCCCGACGAGGACGGCACCTACGACGTCTTCGCTCATCTCTTCATCCCCGAGGAGAACGCCGACAGGGACGAAGCACCGTATCGCCAATGGGCCAGAGACGGTTTTGTTACACTAACAGATGGAAACGTGACGGATTACGATGTGGTTCGCGACTACGTTCTCTCGTTTGCAGAGAAGAACGTGGTGCGGTCTGTCGCTATCGACAGGTGGAATGCGACCCACTTGACGACTCAGTTGGTCAACGAGGGCATCGACGTCAAGCCGTATGGGCAGGGCTACGCCAGCCTCTCGGCGCCTACGAAGCTGCTCGAAACCGCCGTTTTGGGACGGAAAATAAGGCATGGAGGCAACCCGCCGCTCGCCCTGCACATCAGCAATATGCAAGTCAAGCAGGACGACGCCGGCAACATCAAGCCCACGAAGAGCCAGTCGCACTCGACCGCGAGGATCGACGCCGCCGTGGCCCTGATCATGCCGCTGGGGGTCTTGAGCGCGGAGAACAACGGTGGCGAAGACGATCCGCAAATCCTACTGATCTAGCGTAATGCCCGAAGAAGACATCGAAGACATCGTCGAAATGCGCTCCGGCATCTCCCGCGTGTTCGAGGAGATCGTCGAGCAGCGGAAGACGGCCGCCGGCGTCTACGTCTCGCCGGAGGCCAGCCTCCAGTGCAGCGCGTTCCTGGCCGCCGTCAAGGTCGTCAGCGAGTCGGTCGCCAGCCTCCCCCTGCACCTCTACGAGCGGACGCCGGACGGCAAGCGAATCGCCGAGGCCCACCCGCTCTACGACATCCTGGCCTACGAGCCGAACGAGTGGATGACGTCGTTCGAGTTCAAGGAACTCATGCAGTCGTGGCACATGCTGTGGGGCGTCGGCTACGCCCACATCAAGCCCGGCCGGCGCGGTGCCGTCGATCAGCTCATCCCGCTGCATCCGTCGCGGATGAAGCCCGAGCGGCTGAAGAACGGCCGGCTGCGGTACGCCTACCAGGAGCCCGACAAGCCGACGCCGACGTACTACCGGCAGGACGAGGTCTTCGCCTACCGCGGCCTCTCCCCCGACGGCGTCAACTGCTACATCCCGACGGTGCTGATGCGGGACGCCATCGCCCTGGCGCGGGCGACGGAACTGCACTCGAGCGCATTCTTCGGGAATGGGGCCAGGCCGGGGTCGGTCATCGAGGTCGATCAGCCGCTGAAGCCCGAGACGCTCCAGCGGCTCCGCGAGCAGTGGAACGACATCCACGGCAACGGCCCCACCAATGCCTACAAGACGGCAGTATTGCCGCACGGCACCCATGTGAAGGAACTGTCGCTCAACAACGACACCAATCGCCTCATCGAGACACGCCGCTACCAGATCGAGGAGGTGGCACGCGCGACGCGGGTTCCGGCCTACATGATCGGCGACCTGACGAAATCGTCGTACTCGTCGGTCGAGCAGCAGGCCATCGACTTCGTGACGTTCACGCTCGTTCCGCACCTTCGACGCTTCGAGGCTGCGTGCCGTCGCGACCTCGTGGTGGACGACAAGAAGTACTTCGCCCAGTTCGACGTTTCGGCGCTTCTGGTGGGCGACTTCAACGCCAGAGCGTCGTTCCTGCGGGAGATGTGGAACCTGGGCGTCTTCTCGACCAACGAGGTGCGGCAGCAACTGGGCTACAACCCCGTCGATGGCGGCGACAAGCGGTTCGTCCAGGTCAATATGCAACTGCTCGAGAACTACACCCCCGGCAACCCGACGGCGGCGACGACGAAGGTGTCAGAGCAGCCGCAGGACGAACCGGCCACGCAACCGGCCACGCAGGAGGCCCAGGCGGCGGCCGACGACGCCGAGCCCAGCCAGCGTGACGCCGCCGAAATCGTCTTCACTTCGACGCTTCGACGCCTCGCCGCGATCGAGGCCGACGGCATCCTGGAGCGGCGGAACAAACCGGCCAAACTTGCGGCCTGGTTCGAGGCCCACGGGCAGCGGATGCGGACGGAACTCTGCGACGCCGCCACGGCGACCGGCCGCGACATCGAAGACTTCGTGACGTCGTGGATCGACGGATCGCGGGATTTGCTTCTGGATTGCCACCGCAGTGGCAAACCCTACGAGGAGGTTACGGCGACATGGACGGACAGAGCGAACTTGAAATCCGCCTGAACCCGGAGGCGCCGGGCCTCGAGGTCAAGGAAGACGAGAATGGCCGCACGGTCATTCGCGGCTACGCGGCCGTCTACAACTCCGACTCGCAGGACTTGGGAGGCTTCGTGGAGCGGATTCTCCCCGGCGCCTTCGACGA